GTGAACAAAGAAAAATTTATCATAATGATAAATCTCAAAATACTTTAGTTATTAAATTTAGTAGTATTGATAATTATGATAACACTCAAGCAACATTGGAAAAGTATTATGAAATTATTAAAATTCTTAATTTATATGAATGGAAACTTAAAAATAATGTGTCTCATGAAAGACGTGATGGTGTAATATTTTATCATGTTTATATGGAGTTAACTTGTCTGACAACAAAGATTCAAGGCGAGATAGTTCGATATAATCGTAATGAAATAAGATCATTATGTCAAGAAATTGATCATATTACAGGAAGGCGTGCGAAAACTGATGATACTATTCATAGTATCCTTAAGATTAGTGAGAAAGGAGATGATGCACATGTTAAATTATCAGTTTTCCGACGTAAACACACAGTATGGCTCAATGCTAATGGTGTTATTGATTTAGATACACCACAAAGTGTGAGATTATGTTGGGGAATTGGTCATGAAGATAGAATATATTCTGTTGGTCATGTGTGGGAATTAAATGAAATTGTTAGATACTCACTTACACCTGAAACAATGAAAACAGAATATAATGTTGCAAAAGTTGTTTTTGTTGATTCTATTAGAGATATTTCTGTTTTACAAACAATGAATAAACAACAATTTTATAAATATTTGGAAGAAAATAAATTAACGTCAAAATGTCAAAATTTAATGTCATATACTAGAACTTTCCCAAGTTTAACTAAGTATATGTTAAGTTGTAAGGATTATTTAGATTATGTTAACAAGAGTGAAGTTCTTGTTAAAGTAATGAGTGCAAATACTAATATATGTGCCACTGTTGACTATCAAGGTCAAAAAGATTACACATCAATACAATATGGAAGAGTTTCATATGACATATTAAGAGCAAAATGTTATACTTCGAAACTTGTGAAAGGCGGTGATTGCGGTAGTCCTATTGTAACTAATAATAGAAAAGAATCACGATTTGTGGGAATGATAATGGGTGAACATGATGGATATATTTATAGTAATATGCTCACAATAGATGATTTGAATTTAAAATTTACTCCAATAAATAATGTCGGTTCTATCACAGATGAGTTTTTAAGACTTATACAACCCGGTAAACCTATTGATTTACCTCACGGTGAAGATGTAGAGTTTATAGGTGTTTATATAGGTAATAATAAACCAGTCTCTGATATGAGTTTACAACATTGGAAGTATGCTCCAACATCTAATGAATTTGAAGAACAAATGCAACCTGCTCCGTTATCACCAAATGATAATAGAATAGAGTGCGATATTCCTACTAACAGCGAAGGAAGAAAATCATTATTAATAAAACAAAACTCAGTAATGTGTTCTAAATTACCCGACGTAAATATTCCATTAATTGAAAGTATTATACAACAACTTTCGGAAGAATATAGTTTAAAATTAAATAAAATAAGACAAACACCTGATAATATTGAAGATGCAATTAGTGAAGGAATAAATGGAAATGTGAACAATTTACATTGTACGAATATGGAACTTAATAAATCTGCGGGTATTCCATATGTCGATAATAACAATTTATCAAAGAAAAGTGATTATCTCGATAATAATGAAGGTGTTATATCTTTTAAAAATAATGATGCTGGCCAAATACTCAAACGTCGTATAAAAAATAAATTAATTGCAGCTAATAAAGGTCAACGCTTATTATCTATTAGCTCTTCAAAATTAAAAGATTCAGTTATTAAAATAAGCGCAGTTAAAAAAGGAAAAACTAGAATATTTCATTGTATTCCAGTATGTAAAATAATAGCTGATTCTTCTCTTTTTTCAAATTTTAAAGAAGCATTTGTCAATGCTGGTCTACAACTTAATCATGCTATAGGATCTAACCCTCATTCATTAAGATGGAAAAATATTAGAGATAAAATTAATGTTCATCCAAATTGTTTTGATGTTGATTATGAAGAATATGACAAAAGGATTGATAGA